TAGTTGCCTTTTCATTTTCATTTTCATAAGCAAAACCTACCCAATACGGTGGACTTGTAAAACATATATCTGCCTTTTCCCCATTCATCAACTTTGCCACCTGTTCGCTGTCGGTGCTATCCCCGCATAACAAGCGATGCGGGCCTATCTCGAACAAATCGCCGAGCGCAATGTCGGTTTCGATTTCGTCTGGCACTTCGTAGTCATCTTCTTGCGCTTCTTGCTTCGGCATCCAATCTTCCGGGAAGTCGATGCCCCAATCTGAAAGTTTTGGAGCGTCCCATTCGTTGGCTAAAATATCCCAATCCCACTCGCCGTATGGGGCGTTGTCAGCGATAATAAACCGTTTCTTCTGCTCCTCGGTCAACTCATCGGCTCTTTTCACCCACTCGTCCGGGATTTCTTTGAATCCGAGATGTTGAAGCGCTTTATACCGCATATTGCCGCCCAATATCATCCCATCGGCATCGACGACTATCGGGCGCAGCTTCATCATCTCCGGGAACTCTTCAATGCTTTTAACGAGCTTCTGGAACCGCGCGTCTTTGATTATTCTTGGGTTCTTTGGGTTGACTTTTATCTCTTTAATTTGCATTGTTCCCTCCCGAAAAATTCGCAACAAAAAAGGGCCCGGAGGCCCTTCTTCATATTTCATCCGCGGTATTATCATACCTGCGGCTATTATATCGATAATACCACAATTATGTTTTTTTGTCAAGTGGTATCGTTTTTATCGCCTCGATCATCCGGTCGAACAGAGTGACCGGGTACATCTTAGCGTTTCCGATCGTCTGCACGGGCTGGAGGTCTAAATATTTGAGTGTCTCAAGAAGCACGGGACGTGGTATCCCGTGCTGTTTTGCGTAATCCGTAGCGGTTATGAGTGTGTTATTCATCATCTTCTTCCTCACTGTCTTCTTCGCCTTGGGTGAACTCGCCGATGTGCTCTGCTTTTATTTCTTCTTTGGTTTTTGATCTTGCGTATTCGTATGAATCGTCGATCACAAGGTCTTCACCGCTCGCTTTTTCCCACAGCAACCAACTATTTGAATCTAAAACATCATCAACTGTTAAATCTTCGTCGTAACATACGGGGTAGCAATCGCCCCAGCCAATCCCAAGGGATTCAACGTACTTTATCGGCAAGCCTTCTAAAAATTCCATTGGCAACTCAGTAACCCAGAGGTGTGATAAAATGGCTTTCTCTACGTTTGATTTTGGCGATGCTACAAGCGTTACTGATTCCAACTTCCCGCTTTCATAACTACCTTTGTAAACATTTCCATCCTTATCTCCGAGATACTCTACGTATTCATCGTTCACCAAGTACATATATTTCTTCCCGTTCAGCTCTACCGTTCCGTACTCGTTCTCGTTTTCCATTGTGATTCCTCCTTAGTTTTATTTTTTTTCCTTTCTACCTATTCACGTTTTCAAAGACCCTCATCAACCTCTTACATACATAGTATAATCGATTCTCACGCATATCGCAACACGCTATCTTTGCGAATACAAATGTTTATCCTTGATTGTTCTTGATTATCACATTGAACCCAAAGTATACTTAGATAAACTCGTATTTTCGCCGTTTTTCGTGCTATTCCGTTATTTCTGTCATCGCTTCCTCATTTATTATCCCCGTTAGCCTCTCCAAACAGAACCGCTTCATCTTGTACAGCTTACTCGTCGAGCAGTCGAACAACACTGCCAGACGCCGCACCGGCAGCGTCCGAAACTTCATCCGGCCCCACTCGTACTCCAGCCACGCGCTCATGGTATTCGCGGGCTCGAAGTCGTGGTTGATATAGCAGTGGAACAGGATCGTGCGGCACTCTCGCGGGAGCTGATTGTACCAGCGATCGAAGAACTTGATAAACAAACCCGCGCGCACCTGATCGTTCAGGCACGCGAGCTCGTTCGGGTGCCCGCTCAGGTGCCAGTCGATTTCGCCGGAAGGCAGAATCACGAGATGCACGCGGCAGCCGAGATAACGTTGCACGTTTGCCTTGTAACTCTGCAACATCCGCACAACGTCCGCATTGGATACGCGGCTATTTTTGAGAGTGATATCGCGCATTAATAAGCTTTTTGAGAAGACGAACCCTGGACTCTGCGATAAGATCGGCCTTCCGTTTGCCGATCATCGCTTCAAGTTCGGATATGCGTGTAACAATTGCCTCGAGTTCGGATATTTTTGCGACATCGCCTTGTATCGCTTCCACTTTGCAGAGCCTGAGCCGGGACGTCATCCGCATAATCGCTTCGAGGTCTCTTTTTGTGTTATAGAGGTCAAGTTCTAACGTTTGATAGTTTGCAAACACGTTTAGAAATTCCTGTTCATCCATAGCGCTAAGCATTTGAACCCCTCCAGGCCATATAGGTTATCGGGAACGCGCCGGCGAATTCCAACTCCATCCGCTTGGCGATGTCCCGTATCTCTTGCTCCGCACGATTGCTTAATCGCTCATCCAAGAAGTGCATCAGTTCCCGGAGATTCACAAGCCAGTAGAACTCGGTAAGGATGCTCATCGGCAGGATTCGCCGCGCAATCTCGCGGGGAATCTTTAGCTCGTCGGTTTGGAACGCGTAATCCCGTAGCGCATAATCAATATGCTTTTGTTCGTAGCCCGCCGGAAGTTTGTCGAGGTCGGCGCTCTCACTCTCGATTGGATCCACACGCCGCGTGGAACGGGTGATCCGCGACGCGTGCCGGTATTGTAAGAATTGCGAGTGACAGAGCCGCGAGCAACGGATATAGAACCACATGCTCGCAAACTCGAACGGTGTGCCCTCTTTATTCGCGATTAAACCGTTTATGATCGGCTCGACGCGTTCGCTCTCGACGTGCTTGGCCCCATAACTGATTCGAGCCGCCAACGCGATTGATCCGTCGGATCCGTAGCGGTTGATCACCTTCACAATGTTTCGTTCGCTCATTTTATACCCTCCCCAGCATCGTATCCAATATGTACCGCGACCACGATTCGAGCGGCATCTTATCGAGCTCCTCGATCGTGTGCCAACGCCACTCCGGTATCTCGTCCGATGGTTTGAGTTCGCCTGCCCACTTCGTGCAAAACGACGCCACGCCAAGATGAACGCGATCAACAGCGGTTTCGTGCAGCATAATGCTGATTCGGTATTGGAGATGTACCGGTGTTACGCCAATCTCTTCGAACATCTCGCGCCGTCTCGCGTTGTCTACCGCAGGCCAGCCGTATCCGTCGTTCTCTTCCACGTGCCCGCCGATCCCGATGGTGAGTTGATCGTGCAACCGGCCTTCGCTGCTCGTCTTCTGCCGTTTGTAAGCAAGTATCTTGCCGTTGTCGCCTCTCGTGCGGTCGAACAGCACCGTATATGGTATCAGTTGCCGGTACGCGTAGTTCGTCTCGACAATGCTCCGTTCGAGGTAGACACCGCGGGCGTTTACGTATTCCACCACGTCATCGATGTCGCTGATTGCCGGAACGCATAGTATCTTCGCCATCTCACACCTCCGTGGATCGGATCGGCATTATGTAATGCGAGGCGTTGCCATCTTCCAATCGCATAATATCCGCGGGCGTGCCAAGCTGTATCGTCAGGTCGCCACCTTTAACGTGTTGCGCGGTGTCGATTGTCGCAAGCCTGAACCCGTCCGCCGTGACGAACCGGAGATGGCCATCAACGCTTTCGAAGTGTAGCCCGTTCAACGCGCGCATCATTGGATCGGCGGCTATCGCATAGATAACGCGGTCAATCTCGCTTGAGAGCGTCGGGATGAGTTCGATCGGTTCAGCCGTTGAATCGAATATCAGCGCCGGGAAGTCTTCGGGGTCGAGCATTGGGATGTTTGCGACTCCGCCGTTGCTGTACACGTCAAGCGTCGCTTCGTTTTCTTGCTTGATGTTCAGCTGAGCGCTCGGCGCGTTTTTGGCGATCTCAAAGAGCGTCTTGGCGTCCACGGCGGTCTTGCCCGGCGATTGCGCGCTCGCCCCTTCGAGTTTGATCCGTATCGATGTTTCCATATCCGTTGCGTACAGGTATACGGCATCACTGCATTCGATCAGCACGCTTGATAGGATTGGCTTAATCGCCTTTGCCGGCGCAACGGATACAATGTTCGTCATCGCATTTTCGAGAGTTTTCTTGTCAACTGTAAATTCCATAGTCCCCTCCGATGTAGTTTTCGATTTTAAGGCGGTTTTTAGCCCCTACGGGCGACGTTCGGGTTGAGTTGCGAGTGTTTTGTCACGGCGGATTTTATCGCGCGTTTTGGGGCCGTTTAACGCGTTTTGCTCTTCGTCGTCCCCAGATGCCCGGAGCAACGCTGCGATGATCATCCCAATCGGCGCGCCGATGAATATGCCGATGAGTATGCCGGCGAGCATTAGAACGGGACCTCGTCTTCGTTGGATAGTATTGGCGGGACAAGCGGCTCTTCGTCGAACGTCTCGGTCTTGGTTTGCTCACGGTCTCGCGTGGATCGGGGCAAGAACTCGAACCGATCCATGATCACGTCGGTCGAGTTGCGTTTTGTCCCGTCTTGCGCCTCGTAGGTGTTGGTGCGGATGTGACCTTCGACGATTAGCCCGGTTCCTTTGACGAAGTAGTTGCTGATCGTGTCGCATACCTTCCCGAACGCGACCACACGGAGCCAATCGGTTCCGGGGTTATCGTTATTCTTGGTTTTTGGGCGGCTTACACCGAGCGAGAAGTTCGCGACGGGGTCCCCGCTTGGGAGATACTTCACTTCCGGGTCTCGCCCGAGATAACCGCTCACGATGATTTTATTCATTGATTTTCCTCCCTCCGAATTCCGTTATAACATTGAGCTTTGTATGCTTTCTGCCCGTGATGGCCGCGCTCACGACCATCGGGCAGCACCATTTGTCGTTTTCAAACACGATGCCTTCCAGGGCGTCGATTAAAATCTTCAGCATATTATTTGGATCCGCAAAACGTTTGTTTTTGAATTCGAACCCAATTACGAGATAGAAGAAGTTCCCGGCCGGCAGTATCTTCCAACGCGCCCGCTTCGCCGCTTGTTTGGCGCATATTTTAGCGAGCTCGACAAACGCGCGCGCTTCGGCATCGAGGTAGAGCCGCCCGTTTTGCGAGCGCTTGAAGTAATGGTTCACGCTCGGTGGGAGATCGGGGATTTCGATGATCATCCCTTTCCCAGCTCCTTTATCGGCGCTGTGGCCTTCCCGGCGATCTCTCGCGCGAGGTTGTTCACGAACGCTATCGCCATCGGGTTGTTGGTTTGAGTTGCCGCCTTCTCCCGTTGCGCGAAGCTGCCGTATATCCGCATAAAGTGCGCGCGGGTCGGCATCAGCGTGTTCTCCGTGAGGTCGCATAGCGTTCCCCAGCCGATGGAGTTCTTCGCCGCTTCCAGCTTCCAATCATCGTATGTTGGCTCGGAGTAGTAACCATATCGCGAGATATCGCGGTACACGATACCCCACGCTTCCTCTGCGCTGAGCTCCGGGTGTTGCTGTTCGCGCATCGCGTTCACGCGTTCCCACAGGTCGGCGGGTACGGGGGCGTATTTGCTCGTTCTTACATAATCATCCACCGCGGCTTTGAGTTCATCATCCGTCATATCGTTCAGCACGGAGTACCACGCTTTGAGCACTTCTTTGTTGCTCGTAATGCCGCGGAGCTTTTCGTAAACGGTTCCGAGCAGCATCATTGCCTCGGTGAACACTTGCTTACTTAACGCCATTCTTTATCGCCTCCTCGGCTTGCGCTTCTTCCCAAAACGCTTTGAGCCCTGCGAATCTTTGTTCGTTAGCATTGCGGTTATCGTAGTTGCCTTCTAAGATTTTTTGAAGATTGGCGGGCTTAAATATCCAGTCGAAGCCTGCTTTGAACGTGTTTGCTCGCCCGGAAAGAAAATCGGAATCCTGAACCTTATAAAACAAGTCGTGAAAGAACCCGATGTCGGGATGTTCCTTCCAGCGAGATGCAATACAATCACGCCGCGATTTTGCCCAATCTTTTGGTTCCTGGATTTTGGGAAGTGATGAGCAGATAGATAAGAACATTTCGTAGATATCCTGATAAGGCGTCGGGTTTGATTTCGGTTTTGGAGAAGAGCGTTTTTTCGGCTCGATGCACGTTATATTTTCTTCTAATTCTTTAGAATCTTTCTCATCTAAAGAATTAGAAGAAAAAGTCTGTTCTGTTCTTATCTCTTCTGTTCTATTCTTATATAAGCTAACGTTTATACTATCGTTTATACTATCGTTTATACTATCGTTTATACTATCGTTTATACTATCGTTTGTACCCCTCTTTTTATAGTATAACGGTTCCTCGTTGTTGTTTGTACTATCCTTTATACCCTCTTTTTGATAGTATAAGAGCGTATACTTTCCGGCTTTTCTTTGAGTTCCTTTTGAATAAGCAAGCAATCCACTATCGACTAACCTTTGCCGCGCACGAATTACAGAAGGCTCTGTGGCCCCTAACTCGGCGACGAACCGGCTATTTGGGACGGATAGAACCTTTCTCCAGCCCGAACGGTTAAACAAATCGAGTATCTTGAAGTACATATGCACCTCAAGATGGGAGAAATGGAATTCCAAATCCATCTGCCAGAACCGATTAACAAGGTCGATGTAGGTCATTTTTATCACCTAATTCTGGTATTCAAATTTTATCCGCATAAGTGCCACCAGCTCCTAATAATAGATAGCGCCCCTCATAGGCGAGAGGCGCGTTGTTTGTCTATTCGGTTACCGCCGGTTCCGGTTCGGCTGGTGTAGTCGTGATATCAACCCAATCGGTTTCGTCAGCGGCCGCGAACACATCTTCGTATTCTTTTTTGGTTGTTTCATCTTGAGTCATCGAGCGTTGGATTTCCGTGGAGAGTGGGAGATACTTCGCAAGTTGCTTAATCACGGTCTTCTTTGCCATCGCGTCGTAATCGGTCGCCCAGGGGCCGTAGTCGGGGCTCTTGGAACGTTTGCGGTACTTGTCGATATCTTGCACGCTCATCACGAGGAATGAGAAACCACCGTCTTTGAACTTCGCGATCGCGTAGTAACAATAAGCCGCGCCGCGGTTCTCCAGCGCCGGGCGGTGCATCAGCTTCGGCGTAAGTCCATATTCGTACTCGAAGGCATCGCCTCGACACACCTCGTGGACGTCGAGGGTTTGGAGCTCGCCGGAACGCCGTACTAAATCAATATATCCCTTATACCCAATTTGGAACTGCACTTCCGTCGATTTGGTTTTGTTGTTGTAGTACGGGATGAGATACGCGTGCCCGAGGATGCCGGGTTCGAGGCCGAGCTGCGCGGATAGCATCAACGCGCCAAGAAGCGATTGCGAGGAACATTCCAAAAGTTTGGGATTCTTCCTAATTTCGGTCATCGCCACCCGTAATAGGTGGTCGCTCTTGATGTGTTGTGGGAGAACCTTCGCAATCTCAGGCGCCATCCGCTTGAATAAATCTTGGATATTCTGATAAGGGCTTACCGCTCTGCTTTGCGCCGGCTTGATAGCTGCGGGCGCCGCGCTTCCGGTTCCCGCTGTTACCACCTGCGGGTCGAGCTTCGGAGCTTGAATAATCCTCTCTTTAATCCTGTTCATCTTTGCATCCGTCATACCGTTTCCTCCTTCACGGTGAATCGCCGTGATTGCGATTCTTTTATGTACTGGCTATATAAATCCGGGTTGGTTTTTTCGAATAGTTTCGTATCGAATCGTTTTGATACCACGTTCTTCCAGCTTACGGTAAACCGCCCGACGCGGGCCCGTTCGGCGTCTTTCATCGCGTCCTTAATCTGGTTCTCGAGATAATCTTGGGATATCTCGAGGTCTTTGATCCGCGTCTTAACGTCGACGAGTTGCTCTAAGGTGTCCGAGTAAGTGGGCGGTAGTTCGATACTCGCGCCGGCGGACGCGTTAGGGTAGAGGCGATTCATAATGTCGCCATGCAATTCCGCTTTGGATTCCGATATCGGCGGTGGTGTTTCGGTTTGGACGCAACGCCAAAACTCCGATTCCTTCGCGATCATCATCTCGATCAGCTCTTCGTCGCGTTCGATCTCTTTCCACTCGAACCGGTTCCCGCCGATGAGCACGGCGAAGTACGCTTTTTCGGCCCCGGTTACCGCAAGGTAGTGCATGACCTGAATAATGTACTCCGAGGGAATCTCGTCACCTTCCCACTCTTTACCGTTCCACGCGCCGGTCGTCTTGCACTCAAGTATCGCGTTCTCTCCTACCACGCGGCGGTCGATGTTTGCAATCATATGCTCGTGCTCGGGGTGGATCAAGATGCGGTTCACGCGCTGAACCTTCTTTCCGGTTCGCTTGGTGAACTCATCCGCAACCACGGCCTCCAACACATTCCCCCAATAAGCGGCCTCGCCCGCTTCCGGTTGTTCGATTTCGCCGCTTTTCTCGAGGTACAATTGCAACGGCGACTTCCACCGTGACACCCCGATCGCCGCTGCCGCGTCCGAGCCGCCTATCCCCTTCATTCTGGCGGCCTTCCATTCTTCAGATGTCATTTTGATACTCGCTTGTACTTTCATCACATACCTCCTCATCTTCTCCATAAAATTCTTTCACAATCTCGTCGAACGTCACGCCGAGCGCGTATGCAATGCGGGCCACGGTTTCGTACGATACGCGGCCGCCGCCCTCGGCTTTGGTGATCGTCGCGCCACATATATTTGCCTTTGCCATCAAATCCAGTTGCGTCATCCCGAGTTCACGCCGGCGCTTTTTAACGCCTTTGAGGATAAAACCCATATCCATATCCTCCGGTTCGACGCCATCTCGGATGTACTTATTGACAGGCGTGTGCTTCTCAGGCAATCCCTCCATGGCGCCGATGGCGACAAGCTTTCCGATGGTTGTGAGCAGATATTCGAAATTTATTCCGCGGTTTTGCATGTGTACTCCTTTCGTAGCCCCCTTCCGGGGCGGGCTCTCGGGTTGTTGTGCGTCGCTTGGAGAGAGAACTTCTTTCTTGTTCCCGAAATTAGCAGAGATCCGGGGCGCTCCGATCCGGATCAGCAGAGAGAGCCCGACCGTACCACCTCCCTAAAAGAGGCTATTGTGGTATAATCGTTTGGGTAGATGAGCGCGCTCTTGCAGGGGCGCGTTTTTTTCGACGCGGGACAACGGATCGTATCGCGCCAAACAACAATTCGCGCGCTGATTTTCGGCCCGGATAACGGCGCACAACTCGACAATCGCACTTCTATCCGCTCCGCTCTTTACCGCCCGTTCGAGCTCGTCTATCTTCCCGATCGTGCCGATGTTCTCACCGAGCGCAAGCAAAAAGTGATCGAGCTTGAGCCGCACGTTCATGTCGGTATGGTGCATGGTTTCACCTCCTCTCAGAAACCGGTTTCCTGATTGACCGCAAGGAA